AATAGATCCGTTTCAATTTAAAGAAACATCTACAAAAGTTGTCAGCACGCATACTATGACATATGCTGTGGGTCCACCAGTTTATTACTTGTCTAACGTTATGACTAGTTATAGGGGTTCTATAAAACTAACTATTAAGTTTGCAAAAACTGAATTTCATTCCGGTCGTTTACAAGTTGTGTATACGCCAGTTCCAACGTCGTATATAACTACTGCTCCAACTATCACCAATTCAACTTTATCATTGAGGGAGATTATTGACTTGAGAAATGGTAATGAGTTTACATTACACATTCCGTATCTACAAGGAAGTAATTATCAACCATCGGGAACACCTATGGGAGTTGTTTACATAACTGTACTCAACGAACTTAGGTGCCCTGAAACTGTTGCGCAATCCGTTGATTATCTTATTTATGCTTCTGGTGGTGATGACTTTGAATTTCAAGGGTTGTGCAACGACGGATTATCTGACTTTACTGGTACTTTTCAGAATGTCGTTAGAGTGTTTTCACCTCAAATGGACATAAAACAAGTATTAGATAAGCCAATAGGTAATTCTGTTGTACAAACCAAAGGGTTTGAATTTGCACAACAGTCATTTGGAGAATCATTAGCTAGCATCAAACAGCTACTTCAACGAATGTCTGCAGTGTATTTTATCAGCACTTCCGTAGGAACATCATCCAGTAATGTGGGGTTTTACCCGTTCACAACAGGAGTTTTATCTCTGAATGCAAGCACTGGGGCAATTGCATCTCCAAATATAGGAGGGGACATGTTGAGCTTTTTGGCTAACATGTATCGCTTCTATCATGGAGGTATGATAGTACAGTACTTGGGTGGAAATACAGGAGACGTTTCTGCGGCATTGTATCGTATAAACACTAGTTCTACACAGTTAGAGCTAATACCGCAATCGTTTGGTTCTAGAGGAGGTAATTCTTGGAACAATTTAACGACCAAAACAATGAAGTGTGGTATATATACATCTGATGGTGCGGTGGCTACGAACCCTTTTGAGGTTCCCTATTATTGTCACTGTAAATGCAGTCCTGTATACAATGCTTCAGCAGCG